ATCAAACGTGCAATCAACGACGGTCAGATGGACGACATGGTTCGTGCGTTAAATCTAATACAGAACACACCGTTTGAGTTGAACACAGATATACTAGAGGCTGTCGAGTGGGCTTGGGATACGAACCAGCAGTTCTCCAAGTTTCCATCATCACGCAAGCTAGACAAGCTAGAGTTTCCCGACGACGACACTTGGCTAAAGATGAGCACAGAGCAACGTAAGGGTTACATCCTCAAAGCGAGAGACATCTACAACAAGAACCGCGAGATCGATGGCGGCTTGGCACTCAAGAGCCAAGACCTACGGACAGCGAGGGCATTGGCTAAGTTGCCAACAAAGGCGTTTTGGGTCGGTGCAAGCTGGGACTTCAGAGGCCGCGTGTATCCTATCGCTAACTTTAATCACCAGCGCAGTGACCACATCAAGGCGATGTTCCTGCTACACAACAAGAAGCCTATCGGCGAGGATGGCTTTAAATGGCTGATGCTCAAGTGTGCTGACCTTGGTGACTTCGACAAGATAAGCAAGGCAAGCTGGAACGACAGGTTACAATGGGCTGACGACAACATAGAACGTATCCTAGAAGTCGCTAGGGACTTCCGTGAGAGCTTCGACGGTGACGACAGTACCAAACTATATTGGAGCCACGCAGACAAGCCCTTCGGCTTCCTAGCGGCGTGTATGGAGATCCGCAACGTACTGACCTATGGATACGAGTACGAGAGTGGTTTTCCGATAGGACTTGATGGGTCAAATTCGGGCCTACAGCATTTTGCAGCGTTATCGCTCGCAAAAGACGAAGCTGATTTAGTGAACCTGACACCAGCCGATAAGCCTCAAGATCTGTACGAGGCTGTGGCGTCTGTGGCACGACAGAAGATCGACAGGGACAAGAGCACCGACAATCGCTTTGTGCGCGAGGCGTGGCAGAAGTTTAAGGTTGGTCGTAAGACGCTCAAGCGTAACGTAATGACGAAGAATTACGGCTCAAACTTATATGGCTTCACGACACAGATCCGTGATGACTTCATGAAACCAATTAACGATGCCATCATGACTTCGGGCCACTGGAAAGGCCACAAGAAGAACCCATTTGAGATCGATGGCGACAAGGGTAAAGCAGCAGCCGCCTACTTAGCTCGGAAGTCTTGGGACTCTGTGAACCAAGTTGTGAAGTGTGCCGATGAAGGTATGTCGTTTATCCAACAACTGTGCGACGCCTGTTCTGCTGAAAACAAGATGATGGAGTGGACGACACCAATGGGCTTCCCTGTCGTCAACCGCTACACAAAGAAGCGAAGCAAAGCCATTAAGGTTTACTTGCATGACGTTGAGTACGGCAGTCTGAAGCGTAGCCAAGTGACAGTGCGTGAGGACTTACACAATGTCGTGGACTCTCGTAAAGCTGGTGCGGCTTGTGCCGCCAACCATACTCACAGCCTCGACAGCGCACACTTACATGCGACGGTACTCAAATGTGCCGATGAATACGACGTGACTGATCTGTTCTTGATCCACGACAGCTTCGCAACGACACCAGCCGACACCACAGCATTGTTTAATGCAGTGCGCGAGGCGTTTGTCGAGCAATACCACAACAAAGACATTTACCAGACATTAAAGGATCAGGTGGTCAGCCAACTGGACAATCCAGAGAAAGCTGATCTACCCGAAGTGCCAAAGCAAGGCACCCTCGATTTGAAGCAGGTTTTAGAAAGTTACTACTGCTTCATTTAGCTCCACCAAGAACAATAAAAAGAATCGGAGAACACCATGCACCAACGAGAGAAGGTGCTTGAACAGGCGCGACTATGTGAAATGCGTGGTCGGCCTATTCCAGTAGACCTATTAGCCGAAGCCGACGCCCTTGGGTTGGAGCTAAGAGCTGTGGGTCAACCAACCAATCTAACATTAGTAGACCAAAGCAAAGCCGCGAAGGAGAAACCAAAATGGCTCAAGCAAGAATGAACTTTAGCACCCCACTCGGAACCGCACAGTATCCGTGGTTAAACAAGGCAGACACCAAGTTCGATGAGGACGGTGTATTCAAAACCAACCTCATTGTTCCACACGAAGATGCCAAAGACCTCGTGGGTCGCATCAACGAGTTCGCGAAAGAGCAACTAGGCAACAAGCTATCAAAGGCCATGATGCCCTACGAGAGCGACCCAGACACAGGCGATGTGATCTTCAAGACAAAGAGCAAGTTCGCGCCGAAGTTTAAGGACTCGGCTGGACAACTCATTGTCGGAGATAGCGTTCCGCAGTTATGGGGCGGCTCTGTAATCAGGGTGGCTGGGACACTTACTGCCTACGACAAAGGCGTCAATGTTGGCGTTAAGCTAAACCTTGGTGCAGTCCAAGTCATACAACCAGCCGAAACTACAAACGGCGGGGATGACTTCGGTGCTGTCGAGGGTGGCTTTGTCGCTACCAAAGAAAGCAAAGAAACCGATGAGTTTTCTGACGACTTCTAAAAGTGCGTACCAACGAGGTTATAGGAGTGGGTTAGAAATTAAAGTTGCAGAGCAACTCAAGAGAGCAAACAGGGACGTAATATACGAGCAAGATCGCTTGGCGTTCTGTTGGCCCTCCAGACGCACAACCTACACCCCAGACTTCAAGATCACCACCGCTTCAGGCGGTGTTTTTTATGTCGAGACTAAGGGACGCTTCCTGCCTAGCGATAGGCAGAAGCATCTCCTAGTCAAAGACCAATGTCCTGAGATCGAAATCAGGTTCGTCTTTAGCAGCAATCAGAAACTCTACAAAGGCTCAAAGACCACATACGCGATGTGGTGTGAAAAGCATGGGTTCAAGTATGCGTTCAAGACGATCCCTGATGACTGGTTGAAGGAGTAGTCAACCAAGGGAGCAACAGTATGACTACAGAAATACAAGAAGAGAGCACGTTTGTATCACATATACCCTGTGACCTATGTGGAAGCAGTGACGCAAACGGTTTGTACGATGATGGTCATACACATTGCTTTTCTTGCGAGACGACAGTTCAACCAGACAGTACCAGTGAGAGCGTTCCTGTGGTTGCCGCCTCTCCCTCGGAAACCCAATCACGGGGGCTTCTCACTGGTCAGTTTAAGGCACTAGAGAAGCGCAAGTTGTCAGCCGATGTCTGTCGCAAGTTTGGTTACTTCGTAACGAAGCACAAAGGCGAGACAGTACAAGTTGCAAACTACACAAACAAAGAGAACGACATTGTTGCTCAGAAGGTAAGAACGAAAGACAAGCAGTTCAGCATCCTTGGTGACGCCAAGAAGATGACACTGTTTGGCAGCCACCTCTGGAGCAAAGGCAAACTGTTGGTGATCTGTGAGGGAGAAATTGACACCATCAGCGCACACGTTTGCATGGGCAAGTACCATGCCGCCACTGTCGGTGTCCCTAACGGATCAAGCAGTGCAGTCAGAGCGATCAAAGACAACTACGATTACGTCAGTAGCTTTGATAAGTGCGTCATATGTTTCGACAGCGATGACGCTGGCAGAAAAGCCTCGTCAGAAGCTGCACAGATCCTGCCAGTGGGCAAGGCTTTCATTGCAATCCTCCCGATGAAAGATGTTAACGAGTGTCTACAAGCAGGTAAAACAGCGGCAGTCGTGAGTGCTATCTTTGAGGCCCGTGAATATCGGCCTGATAGCATCAAGACCTCTGCCGATTTCAGAAGCGTGATAGGTCAGGAAGATGCCGCCTCTTCCATCACTTATCCTTACGCCGGTCTGAACGCCATCACTGGTGGCATCAGGCTCAAGAGTGAGGCTGAGTTAGTGACGATCACTGCGGGTTCTGGACTCGGTAAAACCACATTTGTACGAGAGATCACATACCACCTACACAAGCAGGGTGAGACATGCGGATTGATATGCCTTGAAGAGTCTAACAAGCGTAGCTTGCTGGGTTTGGTGGGCATCCACCTAAACAAGAACATCACAGTCAACAAAGACCAAGCCACCCAAGAAGAGATCGAAGCGGCGTTTGACGAGCTGTTTCCACCTGACCACCAAGTCTACCTCTACGACCACTGGGGATCATGTGACATCGACACAATCATCCAGCGCATCAGCTTCATGGTCAAAGCCTTGGGCGTCACTGTGATCATCCTAGATCACATAAGCATCCTTGTGTCTGGGCTGGCTACCAACGATGAACGCAAGCTCATTGACATAGCCATGACACGCTTGAGGACAGAAGTTGTCCAAGAGCTAGGCGTCACTGTGATTGCTGTCAGTCACCTAAGACGACCCAGCGGTGACAAGGGCTTTGAGGGCGGTGAGAAACCTACCTTGCAATCTCTACGGGGGTCAGCATCAATCGCTCAACTAAGCGACATGTGCATCAGCCTTGCTGTCGATAAGGAAGACCCAGACAGCGATTTACGCATCATCTCAGTGCTCAAGAATCGATGGTCAGGGCAGACGGGATGGTGTTGCAATTTAAAGTTCAGCAGAACTACTGCGCGACTAACCGAAGAAGGGAGCGACTTCTGATGAAAGCATTTCTTAATGAAGGATACGTCAGGTACGTAAACGGAACAGGAAACATCGCTAGAAAACCATTATCGAAAAGAAGGCTAATAAGAGCTGCATTGTCTATTGGTAGCAAACAGCAAAAAGCAGCCGCGAGAGCAAATTCATTAAAAAACAAAGGAGAAACTCAGTGATGACACATCCAATGACACTTGATGGATACCAGCTACAAGCTGAGACGACCTTTATTGTCGAGAAGAACAAGATTGAGTATTTGGCACTTGGTCTAGCGAATGAGACAGGAGAGCTTCTTGGCGTTTTGAAGAAACACATCAGAGATGATGAGCAATCATTAGCCGATATGGACTATGAAAAACGCCTGACTGTCATGAAAGAGCTAGGTGATGTGCTCTGGTATGCGGCTGTGCTTGCGGCCCACATGCAGTTCGATCTGTCATCTGTAGCTGAGATGAACTTACGAAAGCTAGATCGCAGGATGCAACTAGACCTAATCAAAGGGTCTGGAGATGACAGATGAGGCGTGTGTTCTTTGACTTAGAAACAGACGGTCTTGATCCTGATGTCATCCATTGCATCTCTGTCGGTGAGCTAGGTAAGCCAGTACATAGCTTCGGCCCCGACGAAATCAGAGAGGGCCTATGGTCACTGCTGGACGTTGATGAGCTAGTTGCACACAACGGGCGTGGTTATGACTTTCGGGTGATTGAAAAGCTGTACCCAGACTGGCAGTTCAAAGGTAAACGGACAGACACTCTTGTGCTGTCTCGCTTGATCAGAGCCGACCTAAAGAACGAGGACTGGAACTACAACTGGAACAACGACATTCTTCCAAAGAAGCTATATGGATCTCATAGCCTCAAAGCGTGGGGCATGAGACTACAAAGTCGTCTTGGCGGCAACATGCTTAAAGGCGACTATGATGGCGGCTGGGAGCACTGGTCACAGGCTATGCAAGATTACTGTGATCAGGATGTCAGAGTCACCATGGCTCTCTATGAGTTCTTGAATGTCGAAGATCATTCAGAAGAGTCACGACAGCTTGCTCACGAGATCGCTGAGATCGCAGAAGACATTGGCAAAGCTGGGTGGACATTCGATAACAACAAAGCTGGCAAGTTGTATGCTGAGTTGTGTAGGCGGCGTGAGGAGATCGAACACGATCTACAGAACCTCTTTGAGCCGTGGGTTGTTGAAGAGACCTTCATCCCGAAGCGAAACAACAAGACGCTGGGTTACATCGAAGGTGAACCGTTTGTTAAAAAGACAACGGTTGAGTTTAACCCCAGCAGTCGTAGGCATATCGAGTTTTGTCTGACCAAGAAGTACGGATGGAAGCCATCTAAAACAACTCCACAAGGTCATGCGATTATCGATGAAGTTGTGCTTGGTTCACTAGACTATCCAGAGGCACAGAAGCTATCTGAGATGTTTCTAATTTCCAAACGCTTAGGCCAACTAGGCGAAGGCTCTCAGGCGTGGATGAAGAAGGTCGATAGTGACGGTAAGATCCGTCATAGGCTTCTATGTCCATCTACGAGGACACTTAGGTGTACCCATATCCAACCCAACTTGTCGCAAGTACCAGCAGTGAGACTGCCGTATGGCAAAGAGTGCCGTGAGTTGTTCACAGTACCTAGCGGCTACTCACTTGTTGGTTGTGACCTTAGCGGCATTGAGATCCGCTTATTTGCTTCTTTCTTGGCTAAGTACGATGGGGGTGCATATGCAACGGAAGTCCTTAACGGCGACATTCATACGGCAAACGCAAAGGCGTTCGGCGGCATCGAAAGATCCACGGCGAAGGGAGCATTGTACGCCCTCTTGTACGGAAGTGGCGACCTCAGACTTGGACAGCTCGTCGGCAAAGGAGCCAAAGAAGGAAAGCGTCTCAAAGAAAACTTCATGACTGCTGTCCCTGCTTACAAGACCTTGAAACACAAGGTCGAGGAAGCGTCACAGAAAGGCTACATACGAAGCCTTGGTAAGACCAAGATAAAGGTCAATGCCCCTCACACGGCTCTCAACAGCCTACTTCAGTCAGCATCAGCGGTGCTTAGTTCCAAATGGCTGATCTTAATTAATCAACAACTAAAACAGCAAAAGCTGGACGCCACAGTGCTTGGATGGATTCACGATGAAGTCCAAGTCGCGGTGCGGAAAGGGCAGGAAGAACATGTCGGTAATCTCCTTAGACGATGCGCGAAAGAAGCTGGAGAAAGCTATGAACTCAACATCCCAATCGACGCAGAGTTCTCAGTCGGACAAAGCTGGGCAGAAACACATTGACGATGAGACGATGCTTGGCCTCGCCGCGATGTATGAGTGCCTTGCTAGAGCTAGGTTCGGTGGTTTTACAACCAAGTCAGCCTACGCAAGACAGGCCGCAACTATCATAGCTGTCGCGGCAACAGAAGACCTAATCACAACCAAAGTCTCCGAGGACATGTGGGGAAACCGATGGATCATCACGGAGTTTGGCAATGCTTACATGAAGGAGATCGAAGACGATGTTATTAGTTGATGCCGACTTATACCTATACCGTTGCACCACATTCACCGAGCAAGAGGTTTGCTGGGACTCAGACGGGGCTTGCAACATATGGAGCCTAGACACTGATCTAAAGACAGCCAAAGAAATGTTCTTCGATCAGCTAGATACCTTCAAAGAAACTCTTAATGATGACCGAGTGATCTTATGCCTGTCGTCTGCCTATAACTTCAGAAAAGATGTGATGCCTACATACAAAGGTGGTCGTAAGAAGATCAGGAAACCACTTGGTTATGTTGCCATGTTGGACTGGGCAAAACACACTTTCTCTACCGTCCAGATTAGCGGTCTGGAAGCCGATGATGTCATGGGCATCTTAGCAACAAAGCCTGAGAACATTGGCAAGGCAGTCATCGTGTCTGATGACAAAGACATGAAAACAATTCCTGCCAAGATCTATCGACCAATGTCTGATGAACGCTTGGACATGAGCCAAGCTGAAGCTGATCGCAACTTCTACATCCAATGTCTGACAGGTGATGTCACCGATGGATACTCCGGCCTCAAGGGTTACGGGGTGAAGACTGCTGAGAAACTACTTGGCTCACGCCCTGACTGGTCACTCGTTGAAAAAGCATATCTCAAAGCTGGCCTCACCAGAGAGGACGCACTTACCCAAGCTCGACTAGCGCGGATTCTGCGCTGGGAAGACTGGGACTACGACAACAAAAAACCAATCCTCTATGGGAGCAAAGAGCATGGGAAATCACGAACACTACATGAGGGAGTTAGCGCGGCAAGCTGATGCCCAGAGTGACATCATAAACCAACCAAGGCATTACGCCGATCACACCATCCAGCCCGTAGACTTCATAATGTCTAACGGGCTTTCTTTTTGGGCTGGCAACGTCATCAAGTACGTCTGCCGCGCTGGGACAAAACCCTACCCAAACATGGACGCAACAGAGTCCGAAATCACCGACATCAGAAAAGCCATTCGCTATTGCGAGATGCGCCTCAATCAGCTTGAAGGGAGAAACCCAAGCGATGAAAAGTAATCTATTACCTACTGACTACCAGACCTTCATAGCAATCAGTCGTTATGCCCGATGGCTAGAGGATGAGAACCGCAGAGAAACATGGCTAGAGACAGTGCAAAGATACATGGACTACATGCACTCCAAAGTAAACTTTAGCGGTCAGGATGCACAGGACTTAGAAGACGCCATCCTTGATCTCAATGTGATGCCATCGATGAGAGCCTTGATGACTGCTGGTGTAGCCGCAGACCGTGATAACACATGTATCTATAACTGCTCTTACCTGCCTGTCGATCATCCACGGGCTTTCGATGAAGCCATGTTCATTCTCTTATGTGGCACAGGAGTTGGCTTCTCAGTCGAGCGTCAGTCGATCAGTAAGTTGCCAACGATCCCAGAAGACCTAACAGACACTGACGATGTTATGGTCGTACAAGACAGCAAGGAAGGCTGGGCCAAGGCTCTGCGTAAACTTATTAGCTTGCTGTATATCGGCGGTGTGCCCCGCTGGGATCTAAGCGGCATACGCCCAGCAGGTGCGCGGCTGAAGACCTTTGGTGGTCGTGCGTCGGGGCC